CCGACCTGGCTGAGTGCCTGACCCATTGCAGGAACCAACTCGGTCTTGATTTTGTCGGCGATCGAGGTGATCGCGTCGCCACCCTGCGTACCAAGTCCGATCGCGGACGCCGTGATAGCCGCGAAGGCAGCCTTGGCCTGATCGCCGGTCAGATAAAGATCCTTCAGCCGTTTCTGCGTTCCTTCGAGCGCCTCCTGCAGCGGCAGGGACTCGTTCGCCGAGAGGCGCAGCTGTTTGGCAAGCTCCCGGATATTGTCGGGGATGCCCTTCATCCCCTCGATCTTCGCCATTTCAAGCGAGAACTCTCGGAAATCCGGAACGTCTTTATCGAGCAGACGAAGCGCTCGCTGAAAGTCCTGGACAGACTGCGTGGCGCCGCCGAACTCGCTGACAGGAACGCTGAGGACGTCGGACGACAGCTCCTTGCTAGCGGCCGCCACAGCCGTTCGGAGGTCGCCAAACTCATCGCGGAGCTTCTGCAATGCGATCTGCTTGACGGACTCGGAATACCCATCAGCGCCCTTCTTCGCGATACCCCAAACCTCATCGAAGGAGCGGATCAGCTCGACATGGGCCTTCAAGAGCTTTTCAGCATCAGGAACGTCGGATTTCAGGGCCATGAGGTATTGGACGGCAGCGCCCGTCAGACCGATGAAGGCGAAGGAGGCGAGAGACACCGGATTGACCATGGCTGCAATAGCGCCGCCAAGCGTCTTCGCAGCGCCGACGAGCCCGCCGCCCGTTCCCTGAAACACCTGCGCAACCTGGCTGCCCTGTTGCACCATGACGGTGAAGGGCGAAGCACCTGAAAGCAGGCTGGTCGTGATGTCGTTCAGCTGGAACGACAAGTTCGAGACAGCAGCTCGCTGTGCCCCAAGCGACGCTTCGACCTTCTTGCCGGAAGACGCAAAGCTGCCGGCGACATTGTCGTTTGCCTTCTTGAAACGACCCTCAATCCCTGTCGCACTGTCGCCGGCAGCTTTTGCGATGGCCGCGAGCTGGCGTTCGAACTTCTTCTGTGTCGCCTCGATCGAGACGAGAAGCCGAGCCTGATCTTCTGCATTCGCCGCCACTAGAAGCCCTCAACGCCGAGTTCGGCCATCAGCTCGTCGCTCATGGCAGGGGGTGGATCGTCTTTTGCCTGATGTGCTTTGCGATAGCCCTCCATGCAGGCGGCGAACTCCCAAAGCGTCATGTCGTCAACATCGCGCGGCGAATAGCCTACGACGGCTCCGGCCCCGTAGTAGGTGGACCACCGGGTTCTTCCATTAGGGAGCGGGTTTGGGACAGGATCTCCGCCCCCGCTTGGCGCTCCCCCGGCTGGTCATCCGTTTCCCACATAATGAACCGGCGAAGGACGTCAGCCGCAGGAATTGCAAGCGCATACGGACTCGCGATGTCGAGAGCACTGTCGAGCGCCTTTTGTGCTTCCTTCTCGTTCATGCCGGCGCCGATGAGCCCAAGGCGGAGCGGCTGAACGACATCGTCGATCTTCCACTGCTGACCGAGAAGGCGCATCATGACGACAGCACAGCCGGCGTCGCAACGCTGCTCGATCGCACGCAACTCGCCAATACCCAGGCGGAAGTCGTGCTCTCCGCCTGGCCAAACGATGGGTTCCGCCGAGCGCATCAGGCAGCCTTGGCGGTACGAACAGGCAGGCCGTCGAACTGGATCTCGATTTCCGCCGTGACGCTCGGACCTTTTTCGGCCGAGTTGTTGAGACTGACGAGATAAGCATTGCCCGTCTCGTATTCGGTATCGCCGACGTCAGCCTTGAGGTGGCCGACGCGGATCTTCTTGGTCTGGCCGGAATACCACCAGTCAAGCATCGTCTCGTGGCTCTGCGAGGCCCATACGCCGGTACCGGAGATCGTGACTTCCTGCGACTGGACAGAGCGTTCGATGCTGTTCGGCTTGGACTCGTCGTCACAGTCAGGGACTTCAGACGTCTGCATGGTCGAGGAGCGATTGACGCCGCGCTGCGTTACGCCGCAGATTTTCGACCAGGTGCCGGGCGTTTCGGTTTCGAATTCCACAACCAGGTGCTGGAACTTCGCGGTAGTTGCGTTTGCCATTGCAGTTCTCCATTGGAAAAGCAGACCGGCGTCAGCCAGTCTAACGACAAGGGCTTGAGGCCCGGTTTTGGTTGAAGGGCTTACGCCCGGTTTTCGCTCTCGCGAGCCTCTGCCGCTTTCCTGCGAGGAGCGCGGACCTTTTCAGCCAGCCCTTTCGAGACGGCATATTCGACAGCATCGTTCGGAAACTGCTGCGGCTCAGGGCTAGCGTCGAACGTGAATGAATATTTCGAGCGCGGGCGGCGATACGTGGCGCCGGTCTTGACGATCATCCAGGCCATCATGCCGCCTCCGGCACTTCGACCGTTGCCACCACCTGGACAATGCCATGAACAGTGTTCGGGTCAGGATCATCAATCACCCGCCAAAGCGTGACGCGGAGCTGAACAAGGGCATTTTCGGTGAGCTGCAGATCGTCGCGCTCATGCAATGTCTTGCGAACGGCCTCGACTATATCGTCGCAGCTCCAGCGGTTCGGCTTGCGCGACCAGATATCTATCTGAAACGTCAGTTCCTGCCCATCGACGCAATCGGCGCTGTCATCGACGCCATACACGGGGCCGCGACTGATATAAGCGTCCTTCTCTTTCCACGGGCTTTTGCCGACCTTGTCATAGACAGCATCGACGAGCGCCATGACGGCGGGCGTGGCTTCCAGCGTATTCTGGATGAGCTTCCACGTTTCGGCCGCTGGGCTCGTCATTCGGATGCGCTTTCTGCCTGAACGGCTTTCTTCATGGCGCGAGTGACGCGCGATTTGATCCGCTTGCGCAGCGATCGGTAGGCAGGGAAGAAGAACGGATGCGCGGGTTGCTCTTTCGTCCCAAACTCGACCCATCGGGCATAGTAGGCAGCCTTGCTACCGGCATAGATGGTGATCTTGAGGCCGCGACTGTCTTCGCCGCTCTCCGCAACGACGACAGCGCCCTCAGGCGCATTGCCCCATGTCCACGAGATCGACATCTGCAAATCGCCGCGATCCACGGGCACAAGGCGCTTCATCATCGATACGAGTTCTTCGGCGCTCTTCTCCATCGCTGACTTGAGCGCTTCTTCGACCCTTTTCGGCAGATCGACCTTCAGTTTCTTGTTCAGCGCCGCGATACCCTGAACCATCAGGCAGCAACTCCGCTTTCGACCATGATGTCGAGGAACTGACGGTCATCGCTTTCGATAATGGAGCGCACCGCGTAGACAGGACCGTCCCAGTATTTCTCGATATCACCAGCCCATCGCCCCTTCCGCAGGTCGCGCATGCGCCAATCAGCCTCGATCTTGCGGGTGTCCGGATCGGCCCGAACCCGGACGACGATCGGCTGCCGCCCTTCTAGTCGAGCGGCGATCACAGTCTCGCTGCCACGCAAGGGCGTGAAGCCTGCGCGCCGCTCTAACCGCTGAACGAAACCAGCCTGCCGGTTCCCGTAACCATCGCCCACATTGGCGCGCTCGTCGAACGCGACATGCTGAAAGAGATCGCCGGCAGAAGCGTGTTGTGCCATCGCTTAAAGCGCTACGTTCGGGAACTGTACGTTGACCGAGAGAACGCTGGTCGAGCGTGCAAGACCGATAAGGCAGACATATTCCCCCGCGCCGACATCTGCCACCGGGCAGAGAGCGCCAGGCGTATCGGAAAGGTAGTAGGCTGTGCCGGCAGTCAAAACTGCACCGAGAGAAAGATCTCCGGAGCGCAGGACATCCAGCGGCTGATTGGCCGCAGCATTGTTGAGAGCAACACCGCGAGCCCGCCGCGCTTCTACAGTGGCAGAGTTGGAATCGGCGAGCATGTACTTGCCGGTAGCCGAACTCTTGTAGATCGCCTGCCCTGCGGTGATCGCCTCGCCGGAAATACCAGCCTCAGTCACAGCACCGTCACCAGCGACGACATTCGCCGCAGTAATCGTCAGATTTGCCATTGTAGTTCTCCTGTGAAAGACCGCTCAACGATAGACGCGGTAAGGCTGCAAAAGCTGCTCGACGCCGAAAGGGAGAGCCTCAACCGAGGCGCCGACAACGGCAGCCTCTCGCGTTCTGTACCATTGGGCGACAAGCATCATGATGGAGACTTTGATTGGAGCGGGCGCAGCGTTCACCCACGTTGTGGGCTCATCATCTGCCGGTGCTCCATAGCCCGCTCGATATCGAATCTTTACGTCCCCGACCTGTCCGCGAACGCTTGGCATATTGATAAAGCTGATCGGATCGACCAACGGCCAACTCTGTTCGACACCTTCCGGGTCGATATACTTGACGGATACAATTCCGATCATCGGCGGAAAGGGAAGATCATCGATGTGGCAGGGCCATTCGCAGCTCTGCCACTCCAAAATTTGCACGCCGATCGCACGCGATAACCACCCAGCCGGACCATCGAGCCACGCCGTCGCCGCCTGAATCAGCGTCTCGATCAGGAAATCGTCACCGGAATGCTCAACAAGCAGGTGCTGTTTCGCTTCCTCCTTGGTGACGACAGGCGTCGGCGGGCTAATGACCACGACCTTCATGGATCAATCCTCAGGCGTCAACGAGAACGACGAAGGAGCCAGTCTTAGCGTTGCCGCCTTGAGCGACGGCAATCTTGATCCGCTCATTGCTGACCGCAATCTTGTCCAAGACTGCTGTGCCGCCAGCCGCATAGAGAGCCGCCGCGCCAGCCTGAGTGTGAACGGGAGCACGCGGGTAACGAATTGCGGAAGCGTTGACGTTTGCTTCGTTCCAGATGCTTTCGCCGGTGGATTCCGCCGTGAGCGTGAAATCGACGCCATCCGTGTAGGCGTTGGCACCGTCCTTGACGTACTGAACGCTGTGGATCTTGCCGGAAACCTTATTCATGAATGCAGTGGCTGTGCCATCTGCAGCCGTTGTGACTGCCAGTTTGAGCTTTCGCATGGCGATCTCCTCGATCGGGTGAACTGTGGGTCTGGGTGGCAGGACGCGATCAGGCAGACTGTTCGCGGCTGGCAATATCTTCAGCGATGATCGCTTCGGCCTCGTCGGCAGTCATCTTCGACTTGCCGGAGATCTTTTTTGCGAGAGCAATTTTCTTGCTCTTCGAAAACTCCTGCCAGTTGGCGGAGATTTCGATGGAGCCAGGGCTGCCGACCTGACCGGATGCGATGGCAATGCCGCGAGAGATCAGCTCCTTGGCCTCGGCATCCGTAAATTCACCGATCGCACCACGCCGAAAGGTGCCTCTGTCATGGCGGAAGGTCGCCAATGCACGAAGTTTCATTTCGCTTCTCCAAGAGGGAAGTGACCGCCGCCATTGGCGGCGGTCTATGCAAGGGGAGGACCGGCGATTATTCGCTGAACGGTCCGGTGACGAATGCTTCCGGCCGCTTGACGGCGAGCGCCAGGCGCTCTTCGCAGCGGATGGTGATCATGTTCTTTTCGAAGTCGTCATTGTTCTCGGTGGAAATGACGATGTTCGCATCTTCGCGATCGAAGATCTGCGCCGCGGTGCGGAAAGCGCCGACGAGGAACTCGCCCTCGAATTCCGGCACTTCGGTTGCGACAACCGGAAGCCCCCAGAGAGTGGGCGATGCCAGGCGCAGCGGGTTCGCCAGGATGTACTGACCGTTGGCGTCCTTGGTGAGTTCGATCTTCGCCCAATCGATGAAGTGAAGAACGATGCCAGTCGCCGGCAGGCGAGCGAGCTGCGTTTGCAGCATCGCAAGGCGCAGATCGTCGATCGGAGACTGCATATCGACGCTGAACGCCGGATTGTACGCCGATGCCTGCGGTACGATACCGTGCAGGTGTACACCGGTGCCAGAGCCGAAGAGGATTTCGCCTTCTTCCGCGAACTTCAGCCCGTAATTCAACTCGACATCGACGGTGGAGCGGAGCTGCTTGAAGTCGTCGAGGATCTGCTTCGATGCCTTGAACAGATGAGCGATCGTCGAAACCGGCGTGATTTTGGTGTCGAACGAGATGGTCGACTCCGGCTTCTTGGTGTTTTCGGCGACGACTGCGGCGTTGTTGGTGAAGCCGGTCTGCTGAACCCAGAAGATCGCCGGCGCATCGGTTTCACCGGGCGCGATGAGATCGCGGATAAACAGGCGCTGTTTGGGCATTGTATCGATGCCAGGCAGGCGCTGCGGCTCGACAACGTCCGTGGCGACGCCAGTGCTGATAAGGGCATTCGTGACCGGCACGCTGATGCGTTTGCCCGCCTGAACACCGTTCTTGGCAAATTCCTTCAGGCCTTCATGCTCGATCAGCTGGGCGCCAACGGTTTTCGCCTTCGCCTCTGCACCACCGCCGCGGCGAGCCGACTTCTGCTCAACTTCGCCGAGGCGCGCCTTCAGCTCTTCGACGACGCCGCTCAGCTCGGTCTGCTTGACGGCCATCTGATCGACGACGCCCTTGGTTTCCTCGGACAGCTTGCCGGCGTTTTTGACTTCCTTCATGGCCTCTTCGGCCTTCTTGGTGAATTCGTCGCTGACGCGCACGAGTTCGTTCGAGACCTGCTTCAGCAGGTCTTTGGTATCGTCTGCCATTGTTGGCTCCTGGGTTGGCTGGTTTATGCTCTGGCGAGTTTCAAACGCGCGAGAGCGAGGCTCAGGTGTGCGCTGCCATCATCAGCAGCATTGTCGCCAGCGCCCGGCATGGCGTCATCCGCAGCAGCGCTCGGCATGCCATCGGAGATCTCTTTGAGCAGCTTGCGCCGCTCGGAACGAGGGAGGGGCCGCCCGGAGGTGAGCGCAGCCTCGAGTCTGTAAAGGGCAGGCTTCGTGTTTGTTGCGCGTGCACTTTGCTCGATATCAAATTCACGAACCTTGTCGGCGAAACCTTTATCGACGACGCTTTGTCCCGCCATCCATGTCTCGCTATCGAGCATTTTGGAGATGACATCGACCTTGTCGCCGGTCTTCTCCGCGAACATTTCGGCAACAGCGGTGTCGAACACTTCCATGATATCGTGGGTTTCCTGCATCACGTGCCGGTCGCCAACGGCGACCCACTGCGTGTTGTGGATCATCATGAAGCCAAGCTTGGCTATCTCGATTTCGTCGCCCGCCATTGCGATGACAGATGCCGCCGAGGCAGCAACCCCGAGGATCTGGACTGTGACCTTCGCGGGATGCGCCCGCAGCATGTTGTAGATAGTCACGCCTTCGAAGAAATCGCCGCCGGGAGAATTGATCTGCACCGTGACCGGCTTTTCTCCTATATTGCGGAGTGCGGCGGCAACTCGCTTCGCCGTCACGCCTTCGCCAGTCCACCAATCATAACCGATAACATCAAGGATGCTGATCGTTGCGTCGGAATCGTTTGCCGCAGCTTGTACCGCAGCAGCGCTAACCTGCATCGGCGTCCAAGTCTGAACCGCCTTTTCGGAGAGCGCAAAGGAGCACTTCGCATTTTCAGGGCGATGCAATTCCGGAAGATTGCGGAGCGTCATTCGTTTTCTCCAATCGGAGGGCCGCCGTTGTGACCCAGATTGTTTGATGGCTGATCGATAGGCACGTTCTGCGACTGCATGCGGGGCACGTCACCGCCTGTGACAGGCGGAAGTCCTTCGAGGCGCCGCACCTCGTTGATGGTCATCACGCCGGCGTTGAGAAGAGAGGTGTAGAAGGCAGCACGAGCGGTGCTATCGCCGCGCAGCAGATCCTCATAGTTGATCTTGATAGAGAACCGCAGACGCTCTTCCGGCGTGAAGATGCGCTTCTCGATCGCCTTTTCGATCCGCTTAAGGTAAGAGCGCAGACCGAAGGTGAGCCAGGCCTGCATAACGGCAGTGACACCAGTTCCCCACATTGTCTGACCTTCACCGGAATGACCGATGATGATCGGCGGCACTCCCAGCCAGCGGCAGACTTCCTCGACGTTGAAACGCCGGTTCATGATCATCTCGGCGTCTCGCATGGAGAGACTGACCGTTTTGAAATCCACACCACCTTCGAGGATGCCTGCCCATGGCGCATTCGGCCCGCTGTTGGCATCGACGAGCGTTTCCTTGGCGTCTTTTCTTTGCTCAGGTGTCAGCGGCCGGGATCCAGCCGGCATGACGAAGAAACCCTTGGAGCGGATGCCTTTGGAGAAAGCCTGCCCGACAGCTCTTTCGGTCGCGATCGCCAGGCTCAGTGTCTGTCGAGCATAGGCAACAGGTGACAACCCCACGTCTCCATCGCCAAACGCCTTGATATGGAAGACCTTCGCCTCCGGAAGGATCTCCTCTTTGCCACGGTCGAGGAATTTGTACTCAAGCTCATCGTCGCTGTTGCGATAAACTCTCGTGTCAGCTGGCATTCGGTTGAGGGCGACAAGGTTCTTGCCGTAGAACACTTTCTCAGCGAAGCCGTTGCCTGACGTGCACAAGCCGAGGACGCGGCCCTCCCAGAACTCGATGCTGGTCTGATCGGCGTTCGGACTGTTCTCGATGATCCCTTGCAGCCAATGATCTGGCGCTCGAACTTTCACGCCGTCCTTCGTCCGCTCCATAACGTCGAATGAAAGACTGGCAACCGTCTGCGCAGTAATGCGGGTTGCGGCCCAGTACGCGGATAGGTTCATCGCGCCCTGAGCGGTCACGCGCTCCCCCGCCCAGTTTTCCCCGGCACCGAGAAGACGGTAAAGCTCTTCATCGCGCGCCGTGAGAGAACGACCGCTGAACCAGTTGGACCAAAAAGCCATCAGGCCATCACCGCATTTTTGAGAAAGTCGCCGAGATCGGCATCGGTAGCTACTTCCGGATTTCGGCTCATCAGCGTGACCGCATTAAACATCGCCATGGCCGGATCGACCTTCGCATCGCCAGCCGACTGCTTCGTCGCCCTGATCGCCGTCGCCGTCGGCTCAATCTTCAAATTAGAGATGCACCACTCCATCAGCGGGCCCCCGGAATGCTTGAAGAGACCGCTCTTGAGGCGGCGGCCAGTGGTCTTGAGAGCATTCATCATGCCAATCCCCTGGGGGGCGCCGACCAAAAGCCCGTTCTCCATTGTGACGTCGATCTCTGCCAGCGCATCGATCAGATCACCAATCCCTGCTGGGTCCACTGCGACGCCGCCCAGTTTCCCGGCTTGTTTCACCTGATGGATGCGCTCGACGATCTCGCCCATATCGCTGAGACCATCGCCCACGATCGTAAGGTCGCCATATGCTTTCAGGTCGAGAAGCTTAGGAGCGATCTTCTTGCGAATCCGCAGGACGTCCTCGTCGCACCACGCATGCGACCACGACAGCCATCGCTTCATGAACACCTGACGCTTGATGCCGTCCACTTCCGTCCAGACTTCTATTTCGCTTGGCTCGCGTCCAAGGATCGAGAAGCCGAACAAGTCATCCAGGCCGCCGCCGTCGATGCCGACACACACACATTCAGATCGACGAACGATCTCCCTGAATGCATCGAGGTGAGGCATGGAGGCGAGGATCTTGTGCGCGCCACCGATCCAAAGAGGAGACCCCTCCCAGCGGTTCGCGCGATGGCGCATGCCGATCTCGACATTGAGGTGCTTCGCGAGGAATGATTGGATTGTATCGCCGTCCTCATCGTCACCGGCCTGCACCTTGGCGAGCTTACGCTCCAACCAGTCCTGACTGACCGATCGGCCCATGTTGGGATTGGTCACGTAGAAGTTTGCCGGATCGAGATAGGCCTTATCCTCGATCATCTGATCCGGAAACTCATACAACACCGGCAGGCTGCGCGGGTCGTCGATCTTGCCATCGCGCACGTCGCGGAAGTAGCTCAGCTTCTCCTTGAACACGCCGGCGGGCGGCTCGTCTGACTGCGTGGTGATGTAGATCACGAAGCCTTCCGGCCTCGATATCAATCCCCCGGTTGCTTCCTGCAGCATCGACGATGCGCCGGCCTGCTTGCCAAACAGCCAAAGCTCCTCAATAAGAACGAAGGCCGCCTTCTTGCCAGACGACGTTTTGGCATCGGCCGAGATGATCTTGAGCACCGCTCTTGTCCTGAGGTGGGTGATCTTCTTCAGGTTCCGGTTGACGTCGAGAAACTCTCGAAGCTCCGGATCGACATCGACCATGTCGGCCGCCGGTATGAACGAGTTCGCCGCGATCTCTTGTGTCGGAGCGAGAATGAGCAGCTCCGCCGAATGGCGCCAGTTGCGTATCAATGCGGTGAGCATGATGCCGGCGGCGAGCGTGCTCTTGATGTTCTTCTTCGAGATGAGGAGGAAGAACTCTTCGATGAGGCGGCGCCCAGTCTCCGCATCATAGGCCCCGAAAATGGAACGCACGAAATCGAAAACATATTCTTCGCATGCTTCGCCAAACGTTGGCTGACCGGCGACATCGACAATGCGCAGCGATTTGAAGACATCGAGCGCCGCTTCCGCTTCGTTAGGAAAGAGAGGATCGAGCGGTATCAATGACCGGCGGCCAACAATGCGCTCTTCCCAGTCGAGACAGGCCGTAGACCACTGCATCAGCGATTGTTATCGACGATCAGCTTTGGAGCCGATGGAGGCGCGAACTTGCCGGACACTTGCTGTGCGGCCAGCTGGCGCTCCTCTTTCTTCCCGAGCTTCTTCGTCTTCTCCTGTTTCGGCTTCTCACGGCCCTTGAACTTGGCTTCCGCGTTTTCGGAATGAACCTTGTCGAGGGTGGCAAGTGCTGCGTTGAGCGCTGAGGCGTTTCCAGCTAGGCCTTGCTTGATCTGGCTAACCCGGAGCTTCGTCTTCAGCCGATCGAGCATCAGCTCTCGATCTTTGATCAGATGCAAATAATGTTTGCGAAAAGTCGGCACCGAGAGCCCCATCCGCTTCGCGACTTCCGCGTTCGTCATGCCGGACCCGAGTAACACCATGACAAATATGATGTTTTCTTCCGACGGCTGATGCTCAGGCCTGCCGCGCTTCGCGTCAGCGGTCAGGAGAGGGTTGCCGAAGAGGTCGAAATCTTGATCCATCGAAAAAAAATCGTGTGCGTGAGAGGGGCGCGGGTCTAGGGGGTCGAGGCCTTCCAGACTTTTGACCCGCCCCCCCTTAGGCCTTGATCGGGGCTTCGGTCGGCACATCGCCGACCTCGACCATGACGGGCGGGTGCGTGGTGCCGAGGATGCGAAGGTGGACGGAGGCGCCAGCGTTAAGGCGCTCAAGCTCATCAGGTGTCGGCGTCCATGCGGTCACCATAGCGGGTGTTCCTTCGCCGCCAACGGTGCAGTTGATCAGCTCGTCACGCAGAGGGAGACCGAGATAGCCTTGGCTCTTACCGAGGATGCGGGTTGCGCGTTCGATCATCGCTATCTGCACGTCACCACCGAGCCTGTGCTCGCTCCTGTTTCTGCTTCTCGCTGTCGTGATACGCCTTGCTCACGCAGTGCAGATTGTTGATGTCCCAGAAGAGTTGCTCGTCACCGTGGTGCGGCTTCTTGTGGTCGGCGACCGGACTATTGGGCGCTGGATGCTTGCCGATGCAGAGGACGCCAGTGCGCTGGCAGATGAAGGCATCACGCAGTAGCACCTGCTCTCGCAGCTTCTGCCATCTGCTGGTCTTGTACCACTTGCGATGTTCGAGGTTCTGATCACGTTCGCGATGTCGGATGGCTTCAGCTTCCTGCCTGTTGGCAGGAGCTATCGGAGAGAGGCGAGACCCGAGCGTCTTAAGTCGAGGCTGCAGAGATTTCAGCTTGCCCATATCCCTAGATGCAACAAAGGCGCCCATTTGGACGCCTCGTAAATCATCTGGTCATAGCAGTAGCACGGACCCTGAATCGATGCCTCTTGGCAATCAGGGCTGGGGCTTACCGGCGTACCCACCTGGAAGCTTTCGCTTCACTCGCACCACGATCAAGTCGGGTACTCAAAGGCTCGCAATCAGGATCATAAGCTCGTCCGTGGAGATCTTGTACTCACACTTTCTCGATCTGGGCAACATCTAATTCAACGGGCGTCTCACGACCGAATATCATCACCTCCACCTTAACTCGGTTCTTTTCGCCATCCCAATCGATGACCGTTCCGGGGAAGCTGGCGAATGGACCATCGGTCACTTGTATGGCCTCGCCTACCTCGTAAACCGTAGGGTCTGGCGGCCGGTGGTCATAGGCTCCTTCGTGCACCCGCTGAATGAATTTCTCGATAAACGCCAATGGGATGCGGTACGGTCTGTCAGCTCCTCCAACGATATCTAGTACACGCTCGAAGCGTCGCAATCCCATCATCGCTGCCGCTGAGGGAACGCACCGAACGAGGACATATCCCGGCAAAACCGGAAGGGTTGGCGCCGGAATGATGCGATGGCGCTTCATGATTTTGTCGCCAACTCTCGTCGGCACGAGTGCATGAACCTTCGCGTTCGTCAGCGCTTCTTCCACAAGGAATTCTCGACCAGCGACGACTCGAAGGCAAAACCACTGAGCTAAATTCGGGTAATCATCAGCGATTCGCTTCGCCGCCATTCCAATATGAGCGATCTTGATTCGCTTTTCCCGGATGGCCTTGTCCTGTTTGAAGTCAGCGAAGGGACGAATTTCGATTGGCTCGCCGCTGATGCCATTCCGTCTATGCTGCATCGTCATTGCCTCGTTCCCTCGTGATCGCACCGCTGAATTCCGCCACCGCCTGCTCTGGCTCTCCCGGCGGGAAGTAGAGCCAGTCAACGCCGTTCGCTGGCACCGGCAGCCACGGCCAACCCTGCGCCTGGTGATAAGCCTTCCAGCGCAGCGCTTCCGCACTGTCCTTGTGGTAGCTGACGAAGTTCTCGGAGAGTTTCACCAGCCATGGCGCCACGGTCACGCCTTCGGCCATCTGCGCCCGCTGGTGCATCGTCATGACCTTCGGCCAGCCATAAGCCAGTCTGCGTTCCAACTTGATATTCTCAGCGGCCTCTCCACCCTGCTGCAGCTGCATCAGCTGGAAGCGCGTCGGCGGCACTGGTGGCTCAGAGGGATTTGCCAGAAGGTGCATGATGCGCTTGGCGCTCCATGCCCGGCTGAAGGCGTTGTGGAGCCCGGATCGATCAGACTCGGGCGGCAGCGCAGCGATGATGTCACGCCACTGGCGGCCCTTGAGGTAGACCGCCGCGGCTGAGCGATCGTCCTTCTTGGTCCACCTCAGAACCTCAGGCGTTTTCTCCACGCACTCGGCACGGTCTTCTGCCGGCATGGCGAACCAGGCGTTGCGAGCGAACTCGACGTCGCCCTTGTCCCAAGCCGCAAACCAGATCGTGAAGCCGTGCTCAATCTTTTTTCGATCAGCCCGCTTCAAATCTCCCTCTCCCGCGCCAGCGGCTGGAAGGTTAGAGGGAGAGTTAGCTGGAAGAGTCTTATCTTGGTGGAGCTGCTCCACCACCTTTTGGGAAACAGTTCCACCACCTTCGGGTGACAGTTCCACCACCTTTTCCTCGGAAGGCGGTGGAACAGCTCCACCACCTTTTTCATCGTCAGCTTTGGCTGCTTCACCGACAAGATCGCGGCCGGGCCAGCGCGCGACATACTCGTTGCGCTTCCACTTCTGGCCTCGATATCCGTGCTGCGAAACCTCGATCCAGCCCTTGTCCTCGGCAATTTCGAGGTGTTTCAGGACCGTCTTCTTGTCGAGGCCGCTCAGCTCGACCAGCTCCGTGATCGGCGGATAGCAGGAGCCGCCCGTTTCATCCATCTTCAGGCTGAGCGTCAGCAACACGAGACGGGTATTGGAGGGCAGGCCGGACTTCGCCACGGCGTGACGCCATGACCATGCCCGCGATCCGGACCCATGCGTAGGCTCCATCATGCCGCCACCTGCTGCACGGCCATGTGCCCGCAATTGGCCGCGACAAGCGCCGTGGCGACCGGCGGCGAGACGCTGTTGCCGACGCAGCTCACCTGCACAGACTTCGAGAACGGCTTCCAGACCGGCTCTCCGCCGCCCTCAGGCTCCACATAGGCGCCGTCGATCTGATATCCCGGCGGAAAGCCCTGCGCGTTGTACAGCTCGCGCGGCGTCAGCATGCGCATGCCGATATCGACGATAACGAAGGTCTCGCCGCCAATGCTGATCGTCACGAATTCCCGGTCATCCCAGAAGCCGTGCGCCCGCATGAAGGCGGCCACCTGGCGCGCCCGCTCTGCCTGATCTTCCGTGAACGGCGGAACGTCAATCGTGCTCTCCACATGGCTGAACCGCGGCTTCGTCGTCAGCGTGTGCAAAGGCTCATCTTCTGGCGTGTCCTGATCGACGCCATAATACGCGTGCAGGTGGGGCATGATCAGAGCCGACTTGCCCCCGCCGCCGTCCGCCGTCGTTGTCGCGAGAGGACGATCAATCTTGTGCCCCGTGGCGGTTCCGAACTGGCGCGAGATGAAGGCCGTCACCGGCTGCTGCTGCGAGCCCTTAGCCGTGGCCGTTGCCAGCGGCTCCTCGGCATTGCGGCCCGGATTGACGCCACCGACCCTGCGGCTGTCGTTGTTGTGCTGCGCCACGAAGGCAACCGCGGCGGCATGCTTCACGCCGCCGGCGACCACTGTGCCCAGCGGCTTGCCGATATCGAGCGCACGAGGCTCCTGGCCTTCTCGCTCGCCGTACCCGGTCTGGATGAGCGTCGGCACCAAGACCGAGTTCTGATCCTTCTTCGAGGCGCAAATCGTGTGGTGAGGCTCGTCTACCGGTCGGTTCGCGCCTCCCTGCTGCGCGTAGGTCAGGACGGGAGCGACAAGACCGAGCGGCGCAGCGCCGCCTGGCCGCTTGATGAAGCTATTCGCCGTAATCGTCGAGAGTGGATCACGAATGTCTTGCCCAGTCGCGCCGGTATTTATGCGGATGACCGATGGTGCTACCGCCGCCTTCTCGCCTCGATGTGCCCCAGTGATGGTATTGAATGGCTCGGCTACGTCCTCACAGCGCCCGCCATGCGTCAGGTTGACGATGAAGGGGCGTTCGGCTTCGAGCACATAACGCTTCATGCCGCGCGCCACGCGGGCCATTGTGTTGTCGGCGAGCGGGCGGACGGCCTTCAGGCCGAAGCGGCGCATGATCTCCCCGGAGGTGTCGAAGATCGACGGGCATGGCTGCGACCAGTCGATGATCTCCGCCGCTGTGCGCCACGGCAGCTTCTTGCCAGCGATCACGTCGCGGTCATCTGGCTTGCCATGAGTCGGTTGCGGCCAGACGATTGGCTGGCCGTCAAACCTGATGATGACGAACAGGCGCTTGCGGATCGTCGGCGCGCCGTAGTCGCACGCGCGTAGCTCGCGATACTGGATCTTGCCGCCGAGTTTGCGGATGGCCTTGCACCATTTCTGGAAGGTCTCGCCGCGGCGCTCCGGATCGGGCATCAAACCGCGTTCGGTGGCGATCAGCGGCCCGTAATCTTTGAACTCCTCGACGTTCTCCATGATGATGACATCGACCTTGCCGCCGCTCTTCTGGATGCGCTCCACCCAGCCCGGAATGATCCATGCGAGATCCCGGATGTTGCGCTCGACGGGCTTGCCGCCCTTGGCCTTTGAGAAGTGCTTGCAATCGGGCGAGAACCACGCGAGCCCGATATGACGCCCTTTCAGGTAATCCAGCGGGTCGATCTTGTAGACGTTTTCCGACAGGTGCAGCGTCTCCGGGTGATTGGCCGCGTGCAGCGCCAGCGCGTCCGGATTGTGGTTGATGGCGATATCGGGCGAACGGCCAAGCGCCATCTCAATCCCGGTCGATGCCCCGCCGCCGCCGGCGAAGCTGTCGATAATCATCGGCGGCAGCCTGCCGCCGTGGTGCTGAAACAGGTCAGCAGTGCTCATGCCCCCGAAGAGCGATCCCGCATACATGGTCAATCCCCTCTGGCCGCCGCCGCGACCCGCATATCGAGCCCGGCAATCGCCAGCGCCTTCTCGATTTCAATGGTGTATTTGCCGTCCTCGGTTCGAACGGACGACGCGGCGGCCAAGCGGACTGCCGCATAGGTGACCGCTGCCTCGAATCCGCTGGCGGCGAGCACGATCTTGATTTCGGAAACGCTGCGCACGTAGACCGCGTCGGGCGCTCGAAAGAGCCAATCGGCCTGATCAGGCGCCGTCGTCAGGCTGATGAGATGTTCGACTGTGGGAAGGAAGGGGGTCATGCCACCTCGCTTTCCGCTTTGGCGGCTTCGAAGCCCCACGCTTCCCAACCGGGGCGCGGCGCCCTGCAGAAAAGTTCGAGCTTCGGGATGCCGGGATAGAGCTTATCAATCGTCTCGGCGTAGAAGTCTGGCTTGGCGCTGTGCCTGCCCTTGGCTTCGCGATGCACTGTCTGCGGCTGAGTACCGGGAAGCGGCGCCACCGGCTGGCCCTTCTTGCCGATCAGCAGCAGCTCGTGCCGGTCGCGGCCCCAGTATCCGGTTCCAGCGATCTCCTTGTCCCATATCCAGTGATGGACATAGGTGAAGCCCCACGCCTCCATGACGCGCAGTGCGTCAGTCAGCATGGGGTTCGTGGCCCAGAGGAAGAGCACCGCATCAGCTTTGGCAGGCGAGCCGATCTCGGAGAACAGATCGCAGATCGCTCCAGTCGGCATTGTGGGATAATGGTTTTCGGCGCTCTTTTCGCGCCCTGTCACTTCCGACCGGACACCGAACTGCCACGGCGGATCGGCATAAATGATCGGGAACCGCTTCGTGATCTGCCCCGCCGTCGCCGCGCCGTTGGTCTGGACATGCGCCATGTGCGTCAGGCGCACGCTATGGCGCACCTCCGCCAGCTTGCGCCGGTTTTCCTTCGTCGCAGCCGCCATGCGTTTCTCTTCGTCGAGAGCGGCCTCGACATAGAGAACCTGCTTGTCGGGCGCCACCTGCTTGAGGCGATCGAGAAAGGCGCCGCTGTCGAGACGGGTGCCGCGCAACCGGTGCAACGCCATATCGACGATCTTTTCGCCGCGCGACGCATCGCGTTGGACTGTCCGCTGATCGCGGCCCGTTGCTTCAGCCGTCTGCGCAGCAAACGACAACTTGTCGCTTGCTAAGTTTTGCCGGGCTCGCCCACCCGCTACGCCCTGCGCCGTCTCAGGGTACTTTTCGAGGTAGATTTCCTTGCGGCGCGCCACGAACAGCGCTCGGTCTGCAGGCGTCAGCTCCGCCCTGCAGAGATTTTCGTCGATCTCCCACAGTTCACGGTCGAGGTCATCGATAGCCTCATGGAAGCAGAGGATTTTGGGCCACCCGAGCTGCCGTGCCGTCTCCAGGCGGTGCAGGCCAGCTGAGAGGTTGACCCGTTCGTCCGCCTCCACGCCCTGCACAGTGATCGGCGTTTTCTGTCCGATCTCCCGAAACGACGGCTTGAGCGCATCGACCTTGGTCTGATCCGCCTGGCGCAGCCGGTCGCCGATGTTGATCGTGTCGATGTCGCGCCAAATTGCCACGCGGCTATCGATTGCCGGCGCCGAGGGGGACGGCGCCACCGGATTCAGCTTTCGCGCCTTGTCGGTCGGATACCAAAGATCCGCATCAGTCTTATCGCGCAGCAGCATGCCCGTGCCGTTCATCCGGGCGCAAGCCTGCCGCTCGTTCGACGATGCGCTCCGGTAAGAGCCGCTCATCAGCGCTTCATCAAGGATTGCGCGGGCGCGTTCGCCACTCTTGGCCTGCTGTGTCATACTGCGGCCCTTTCCTGCCAGCGCAGAAGCCCGCGCAGCATCGTCTCAGGGCTTCGGCCCTTGGCGATGCGCGCGGCAAACTCGCGGGGGTCGTGGATGTAATCGCTATCGGCGATGACGTGGCGGATTGCCTGTGGCAGCGTGTCGAAGGCACTCATGTGCTCTGCGGAGACAGGGTTGGGGCTCATGCGCGCGTCCCGTTGAAGCGGTCGCGGAAATGTTCGAGCGCCCGAAAAGCCTCTGAAATTTCCGGGTTGACCGCCTTGCGATCGGCGGAATCAACAGATCCGTCCGCCATCGCCTTGCGGGCTTCGCGGACGACGTCGCCGAATTCGTCAATGACCTTCAGAAGATCGTCCAGCAGCGATGCCCCGCTTGTCGGCGCCGTGCTTTCGTCATCGCGAACCAGCCGGTAACCTAGCAACCGCGCCATGGCCGAAACGATAACCGGGCTTTTCGCACGGCGGTCGGCCTCAATGGCGATGTCGCAAGGGATGACGCTCTCCCGCATGTCGTCGTTGAAGGATGCGTACTTTGACAACGTCGAAACGTTGACGCGCGTCAGATCCGGGAAGGCGGTCACGCCGCCGCCCAGGGTGTAAGAAGCATCGGTTGCGGATTTGATCGAACGAGTTTCGACCTCGGAAATTGTGCGCACGAAAACACTCCCCTCGAAGAGCAAGGAAACAAAATCTGAATTGGATTCGGTGATCGACGCCGCGAGGCGCCTTATTGATCGTTCGTCAGCAGGTTACGGCAGGGCATGGTGCCGGTCCGAACACGTCAGGACGAAGCGCGTATCGTGAAATGCCCGTCGCCACTTCAACCGCAAGCGCTCTTTCTGCCGGAACAATCCGCCACTGAGCTACCGCCTGGGGTGAAATGCCTAAAGCTCTCGCGATGTTGGAGGAGCCTCCAACCGCGTCTCGTGCGTCATCCAATGCTTTTTCCGCCGCCAGTTCCTGTGTCATGGAGCGGATACAAGCATAACTCAAATCTATTTTCAAGGGACTCTTAAATGGACGCCTTTCAAGCGACGCTTTCAAATGCAAGCATGAGACGGAATGATAAAGCTGAACTGGTTGGGGCCGCAATTCGAACCGCGCGCAAGCGTAAGGGCTTGGTTATGCAGGCGATTGCTACTCATCTTGGGGTAGACGTGGCCGCAGTAGGAAACTGGGAAACCGGCAAGAATCTTCCTTCAACTGAGAACCTGTTGAAAACTGCGGAATTCTTGGGTGTGGATGCGGCGTCACTGGGGCGTGGGGAGGTTAAGTTCGCGGACGACTCCCAAATCACAACCGAAGCGGAGATCGTAACCGACGCGGCTGCGCTCGAACTCGGCCCCATGGATGTAACCGTCTTTGGCGGCGCGATCGGCGGTGTTGATGGCGATTTTTTCTTGAATGGCGAAGTGGCCGGCTACGTGCGCCGTCCTCCGGGCCTCCGGAAGGTGCCTAATGTTTTTGCCATTCACATCCTAACAGACAGCATGGTCCCGCGTTACGATCCTGGGGAGCTACTCTACTGCGGCGGCCGCGCGCCTGTGCCGGGTGACCACGTGTTGATCGAGATGCACCCAGAGGATGGCGAGAGGAACGGGAAAGCTTACGTCAAGAAGCTGAAACGGCGCACCAAGGGCGAGATCCTCTGCGAACAATACAATCCACCAGAAGATCTCACCTTCAACGCATACTCCCTCAAGAACATGTGGCGCATCATCCCGCCGCGCGAACTTTTTGGATTCTAGCCTCGGCAAAGGCTGCTGCACGTTTCTGACTTTCGGCAGTCAAAAATGCCGCCTGAACCACCACGTTCTTGCCAGGCAGCCCATCCTCTCTGCAGCTTGAGCAAAACAATCGCTTTGCGACCGCCTCTAAAGGCGCGTCCGCGCGGATGCCTTTCTTGTAAAGCTCTGCAGGCTTTCGCCAGCGCGAATGCCCGCAATCCGCGCATTCAATCGACAGAGACGCGACCTCGCCTATCACGGGCTCAGCTGTAAAGCGCATTGATCTCACCCTGTTTGTTCTTTTTCTGTTCCCATAATCGATTCTTTCGATCCCGGAGTCGAGTCGGAATCGCGATTCAAGCATTTAAAGTTTTGCTTGAATTAATTTTCGAGCTGTGCTTTTCATATGCTCGTCCGGTCAACTCCTCCCCATCCGGACTGCCACGTTGGCAACGCCGCCGCCTCCCTCCTCCCTGCAAGGCGGCGGCGTCAACGCGGGGAGCAGGAGACCGACATGAAAGCCGAATCCACAAACGTCACCGCTGCCGACCGCGCCGACCGCGCGCTTATGGTCAAGCTCTTTCAGGAGCGCGGCCCACAGACCGATAAGCAGCTCCTTGCCGCCGGCATCTCGTTTGAAAGCCAGGCGAAGAACGCCCCAGCCGTCGCCGAGATCGTCCGCGGCGCTGAGCTGCACTGATCCGATCCGTTTTGATTTTCGCCCCGGCCACCACGGGGCGAAAGGCCGAACGGATGCGAGAGGGCTCCCAGATGCAGCACATAACAATCAGGCCGATGACAGTGTCGCGCGAATACATCGAGCAGCGACGCCGCATCAATCGCGTGGCGCTGGCGCTCGTCGCCGCTTTCCTCCTTTGCGCCGATATCGTCGCAGTAGCCAAAGCGCTCTCTTCTATGGAGCGCCAGGCTGAAATCGCAGCGAGGGTCTGATGGGCACCGGCCTGTTTGTTTCCGTCATGGCACTCATCGCCGCGTGGTGCGTGCTTCTTCTGCTGCTGGTCGCCCTTAGTCTTCGCCGCGCAGCCTTGCGAATGCGCTGCGAGCGCTTGGCCGTTCGGCCAGTCTGCCAACCCTTCGTCACGCGTAGAGGAGAGTAAAGATGCGCAAGACACTGCCAAAGAAGGACACGCTCGCGGCCCATCTCGCCGCCGGCATGACGCCTGACCATATCGCCGAGACCTACGGCTGCAGGACCGATTCGACGCGCCGCAAGCTGCGCCAGCTCGGGTTGATCGGCCCCATCACGAAGGCTCATCCGAACCACGTCGAGCGGCGCATGGGCAAATCGTTGATCGATTGTGCACAGGAGCCGGGCGTCGTCCTGCGCGATGACCGCATCACCTTCAATCGCGAAGTCCCGTGGCAGGGAACCGGGATGCGCATTCGGCCCATCTCGCTGGCGCGCCCGTCGATGTATCTCGCGGCGATCGCCAAGCGTTATCCCGACCTGCAGGGAGGCGCACATGCCGGTCTGTGAAGAATGCGGGGAGAGCTTCGTCGAACCTCTCGAAGAGCTGGTCGCCCTCGATGAGGTATCGCGCCTTTACCGGGCAGTCGCTGATGGCGAGCCCAAGATTGAAGTCCTGCAGATGATCTATGAAATCTTCGGCGTCAGCTATGGGCTTGCCCCCCCCGGTAACCGAGATCAAGATTGCCGAACGGTGCAGCGCAGGGATTAGGTCGCATGGCTGATCTTCTTTTCCGCGTCCATCGCTCGCAGCTGCTGCCCGCCGTCAATGCCGTTTCAGACGCCGTCGATGCAAAGGCTACGATTCCAATCCTTGCCAACATCCTCTTGCGGCCAGTCGGCGATCAGCTTGTGGTGCGCGGCACGGATCTCAACCTCGAAGTCGAGGCCCGTTGCGAACTGCTGGAAGATGCCAGCGGCCAGGCAATCACGCTCGATGGCGCACGGCTTCGCGATATCTTGCGTAATCTGCCGGAGTCGTCCGAGATCGACTTCCTGCCCGGCCCGATCGAAGGCCAGATCCGCGTCCGCGCTGGTCGCGCAAGCTTCCTGATCTTCAGCCTGCCGGAAACCGACTTCCCGTCGATTGCCAAGCATGTGAAGGGCGAACCTTTCAACATCGAGATCAAGACGCTTTCGCAGGCTTTCGGCAAGGTGCTCTATGCCGTGGAGCCTTCCGGTAGTGACCGCGTCTACCTGACCGGCATATGCATCCATCCCTACGAGGACGGAAACAAGATTGCCATTGTCGCCACGAACGGCCGCTGCGTGGCAGTCGTTCGCGTGCCGACAAGAACACGGGCGAAGTTTCCTTCCGTCATCCTGCCGGTCAAGGCGGTGAATGCGATCCGGAAGCATATCGGCGACGGCAAGGCGGAGGCGACCGTCCATGTGTCGGACACCTTGGTGCAGATATCGGCTGAAGGTATTTGCATCATCAGCAACCTCGTCGATGGCCGCTATCCGGACTACATGAAGGTCGTGCCGACCGATAACAACAGCGTCATGCGCGGCACGATCGACGCACTTGCAGGTGCGGCTCGCCGTGTTTCCCTCGTCGCCAAGGAGAAATCCAAGACAGGGATGGTTCTGACCATCGAGAATAACAAGCTTCACTTCGAGGCAACCAGCCGCGAGGGCGAGGAAGCCAGTGATGAAATCGCCGTCGAGTACGGCGGCGACCGCTTCGTTACCGGCTTCAATGGCGATTTGTTCGACAAGACGCTCGAAGCGATCGCCACAACCGACGTCGATGTCTTCTTCGGCGAGCCTGCGTCACCGGCAATTTTCAAGCCGACCGCTGCCCTCGACGAGTTTTTCATCCTCATGCCGGTGAGGGTCAGCGCATGAAACAGCTAGACGCCTTCGAGCCTGCCATGAAAAAGACCGCTCTCATTTCAGATTGCGGCCTCTATCGCTACGAGCTGACGCGCGTCTGGCAGAAGGGCGCGCCACTGCTCGTCACCTGCATGCTGAACCCATCGACGGCAGACGCCGATATCGACGATCCCACCATTCGCACGCTGATCCATTTCGGCAAGGCGTGGGGTTACGGCGGCCTGATGGTCGTCAACCTGTTCGCGTTCCGCTCGTCGAGCCCGTCCGTCATGATGGCGCAGACCTATCCGCGTGGACCGAAGAACGAGGGCGCAATCGCTACCGCCCTGGGCATCGCCCGCGCGCAGAACACGCCGATGCTCGCCGCATGGGGAGCCAACGGCGCTCACCACGCCGGGCCGCGTGATCTGCTCGGCGGTCAAGACTGGCTTTGCATGCTGGCGAAGAAGCACACGGTTGATCTCGTCTGCCTCGGCCTGACCAAAGACCGTTTTCCGAAACATCCGATGGCGCGCGGCACCCATCGCATCCCCCGTGACCAGCAACCAATCCCGTTCCAGCGTGCGACGGAGGTGGCCTGATGGATCTCGCCGAAGCCCGTACCTATCTGCCTGCGGCCCGCGAACTGGCGGGCCTGAGTAGCCAGGCATGGTTCGAAACCTGCAACACAGATATCGAGTTCGTCGAGATCAGTACGGCCGATCGCAAGACGGGCGAGATAGTGCCGATTGCGCACGTACTTCCTGACTGTCCGTTTGATGACAAGCGCTTGATGGTTCTGACGCCCGTGCTGTTGCGGGCGCTTCTTACCATTATCGACGAAGCCTCTCGCATCATTCGCGCCAGCCAGCCGCCAGAAGATCCGCGCGCCGCCGAGCGTCGCAGGAGAGATGCGCGCGAGGAGGCCGACAAAGACTTCGCGGCCAACTGCGCGATGATGTGTGCCAACGATCGCGCCTTTCGCCAGTTCCTTATCGAACGCCACGAGCTGCAGGACGCCGGCGACACCGAGCGCGTGAAGACGCGCATCCGCTCGATCCTCGCCATCACGTCGATGGCTGAACTCAACAACGATCCGAATGCCGCACAGCGCTGGAAGGCGCTGCGGTCGGATTTTAAAGCATGGATGAGGGTAAGCGCATGACTGAGCAGCAGTTTATCATCCGCAAAGGCGGATACTACTACCGGCCCAACGCGCAGGGATACACCTCTTCGCTTCTTGAGGCCGGACGTTACCCGGAAACGGAAGCGATGGCGCATATGGAGCACTGCGATCCGGGCGAGATCACAATTTTTCCAGCGCCCGCAGTTCCATCGTCGCTGACCGTGTCGCAGGACGTTGCAGCAACTGCTGAACGGATCGTGCTTGAGCACGTTGCCGCCAGCTTGGATATGGACGGCAAGCCGCCCGGCGCGCGACTGGACGATTTGGCTGTCGCCATCGCGTTGGCGCTTGAGATTGAGCGGAACACCCCATCAACCCCGGCACAAATGGTGGCGGGCATCCCGTGCCACTGCACGACGATCCAACAGGATGAAACCTGCCCAGTTGGCTATCCCTCGCTGCTGTGTGTGCAGTGCGACGGCAAAGGCGTTGTACATGATATCAAGCTCGATGGCGCCGAACTCTGGGAGATAGTTTTTGGCATCGCTGACGATGTCGCTTCCGAGATTACGGAAGAGCAATACGAGAAGATCGCCACGGCCATCCGCGAGGTCTTTATCGAGCCCAAAGCCCCTGCACCTCAAATGGTTGGGCTCTCCAGCGCAGACTTCGAGACTCTTGCGGCTGATCTCGATATCGATTGGGTCGCCGGTCTGTTCGGAAGCCGACACGGATCAGGCGCCGAGTTCTTGGCGGAGGTCGCGCGCTGCATCGTTCCGCGCGCTCCCACTGATCTTTTGGTGGGGGATGGAGAAGCCTCAATCATCGAGTGCCTAGCCGCTGGCGAGCCATTCGTTTTCGACCCTGCCGCCAACTTCCTGCATGCCGATGACGGCACGGTCGAGGGCGGCATTCGATACCTGCCTGCAGATCAGGTGATGGCATACCCACGCGAGGCGACAGACGATCTGCGCGACGTTCTTTCCATGATGATGTGGAACACTGGACCGATCGCGCACGTCCTTCGGGCTGGCGGTGCGGATATCCCGCGCAAAGGCGAGCTTGAGCAGGCGCACGTCCTACACTGGCTGACACTGCTCGTGCTCGAACACGGCTCCGCTTGGCGTGAAAAGGGCGAGGAAGAGATCAAGCGCATCCGCGCCGCTCTCTCTGCGGAGGTGGAGGGATGAGCACATCCGATCTCTACATCCTGAACGGCAAAAGCACGACTTGGGTCGCCGAGTTCCGCAACGGTTGGGGTTCCGGCCC